AATAACAATAATAAAAATAATAAGAAAATGGAAATCAAGACAGCAGTGACATTTCACAAGACAAGCCTTAGAGGTAACACATTCGTTATTAAGTATTCAAACTTTTACGATGGTATTGGAGCGTATGGTATGAAAAAATATTACGCTTACGATGTAACAATCACAGCTCACAGATACGATGTAGCTACAGGGCAAATCGGTAAGTTAGAGTTCTGCTACGAGGGCACACCTGAGGAAAGATTTGAGGGTAAGCTCTATACAGGTAGAGACCTAATGAAGTTCTTTGACCAGATAGTTGAATTCGGTATGGAGCATTTAAGACAAGTTGCTAACGGTTGGAAAGGTATTAAAGATGTTGCAGAGTTCTGGAACGAGATAGACCCAAAAGCACTTGAGGAGCTACAAGAAATCAGAGATGCAATCGCTAATGGAGATTACGATATGAAGTTCTACCATAGAGCTAATGAAGAGGATTACGAGGACAAATTACCAACAATTGACAGCGAGGTAACATTTGAGGGTGTTTAAGACACCCTCCTACCTCCTCAATAAAAATTCAAAAGGAATTACAAGATGGAAACCAAGATAGACATTAAATTCAATTTAGAAGAGTTAAAGGACATTACATTCACAGCAGGTTACACTAAGGTAGAAAATAAGTTAGGTTCATATGGGCTTATTAGAATTCACTCATACGATGCGTTCGTGGAGGTTCATAAAGGTGGAGCTACAAACAGAAGAAGATTTAAGTTAGAGAGGATGCCATTAGAAGCTGAATTAGGAGTTCCTTATGCAGGTAAGGAGTTAATTAACATATTAAAAACGCTATTGGAAGATGGTAGGCTTTATTTAGAGCAAAAAGATTTGATTGATAGGCACTATACCGAGCAAAATAGAAAGGAGCTGCAAAAGACGGCTGTATTTTGGCAGGAAGCCCTAATCACAGATGTAGTAATGAAGATATATGCAATGTTAGTCCAGATAAGAGACCAAGATGTAGAAATAACAAATTTATAAGAGATGGAAAATATAGTTTATGATTTATCCAGATGCAAAAGTCGCAAGGATTTCAAGATACAAATAGAGACACCAGACTACGATAAAGAAGTTCAAAAGTTCTTAGAAAATAGCGGTATTCTCATGACAATTACTTACATCAAAACTGAAAATAGCAAAATATTTTCAGATAGATTTACCAAAAGAGATATTTATTCCATATCTTTGCAAAGAGGTAAGAAAACCTTTACATTTGAGTTCACAAACTCTTTATATGACTCGGGCATAGTTGAGATAGTAGGAGCTGCTCATTTGAGAATGAAAGATGGAGATTACTACGAGGAGCAGTCCAGAAGTGGATTACATAGATATTCAATATGTGAATTAGTTCCATCTACAATTCTTAACAACGAGGTTAAAAAGGTTACAAATAGGGTAGCACCAAGTGCATATGATATTCTGGCGTGTCTGGATTACTTTGAGGGAGATTTTGAAGAGTTCTGTGGTATGTTCGGGTATGATACAGATAGCCTTTCAGCTCACAATACATTTTTAGCAGTTGAGAAGCAAAGTTGGGAGATGGCTAAGTTTTTTACAGATGAAGAATTAGAGCAAATAGCAGAAATAAATTAAGGTATGGCAAGAATAGAGATAGAACAAGGTGGGGTAGCCATCGTAGGAGGAGTTACACACCAGAAATTTTATAATGATGCAGGATTAGAGGTAACTCATCGGATTAAGACCAATCAGACCCATGTATTTGATGATGTGATGGAGGCGATAGAGTTCGCCAAACAAAAGCACACCTATTATTACACTATATGGGCTGAGGCTAAATTAGAGGGAAAGCTAATAGGATACGGAGTTCCGATACGCTAAGTGGATACTCATTTTTCTTAATTTTTATTTTTTATTATTTTGGAGGCACATGGATTATATCTATGTGCCTCATTTTTATTTGAAAAGGTTAGTCCAGAATGAAATTTTTCATTAAATTTGCCATATCAAAAATAATAAGATTAGAGTATATGGAGACACCAAAAATTAGACTATTAGCTGATAGAGTATTGGTTGAGGTCGTAACAGAAAATGAAGAAGTAGTAACGAGCAGTGGAATTATTATTCCTACCTATGCCCAAGATAGCGATGAGAAACCTCAGATTGGAGTTATCGTTGCAGTATCTACGAGGGTAGAGAAATGTGAGGTAGAGGCGGATAGAGTTTATGTTGGAGAGAGGGTTATATTTAGCAAGTTTGCAGGTTCGCCAATCAATTACAAAGGTAGGGACTACAAACTTCTGAGGATTACCGACCTATTCGGTGTAGCTGAGGAATAGAAACGGCTCAAATAAGAACGATAAATAAGATTATGGCAAGTAATACAAGATTTGAAGACATACTTAAAAATAGAGGCTCTAAGAAGCCTCTATCTTCGGATATAGACAAACCCTCTCTGCCTGTAAAGGGCGGTAGGGAGAGTATTCCAGATGGAGCATTAAACTTGTCTGTATTCTTATCAGAAATGCAAAATGTTACACCAGACTTTAACATAGATTTTCTTAAAGGTCTGGAAAAACTATCTATATTCAATTCGGATTTCTCATATGCGGTAGAGAATATAGTTACATTGGGTAATACACCTTACAAAATATCTTTTGATGACCAAGTTCCAGAAGAGCAGGTAAAAGAGATGCAGCTACGATTAGTAGAAAACTCTAAGAAGTGGTATGCATATTCTGGAGGTATTTCATCTTTCATTAACGATGCTTTAGCTCAGACTGCTATCAATGGATGTTTATCAGCGGAGGTAGTGCCTAATTTAGATTTGACAGGAGTAGAGGAGATTGTTAAGGTAAGTCCGAAAACCATCAGATTTAAACTTGATGCTGAGACTAAGAAATATAAAGCAGTTCAGATACAAGGGCTAATTGGAGCAGGTAGGGACTATGTAGAGCTAAATCCTTTGACTTATCACTATATAGCGTTAAGGAGGATAGGAGATAAGCCATATGCCATACCACCATTCATTTCAGCATTAGAGCAGATAAGCATTGAGAGGGATATTACAGGTAACTTAGCTTCTACGATAAAGAATGTAGGAGCTTTGGGATTTCTGGAAGTATTAGTAAATGCACCAGCAGTTAAGCCTAATGAGAATGAAGAGGAATACTACAATAGGACTAAGCGTTATCTGGATATGGTTACACCAGAAATTGATAAGGGCTTAGCAAGAGGTTACAGCGTAGGGTTCAAGGACAAGCACGAGTTTAAAATGCACAATACGAGTGTAAATGTGTCTGGTGCGAAAGACCTAATTGAGATTAACGACATCAAGAAGATGAGTGGCTTTAAGCAAGACCCTTTGATGTTCGGTAGAAACTTCTCAACTACTGAGACCTTAGGTAGGGTTATTTTAGCCAAGATGACTACACAGGTTGTAAACTACCAGCAGATAGTAGCTTCATTCTTAGAAACTGCCTTTTTGATGGATTTACAATTAGCAGGTTACTCAGTTAAGAGGGTATTTGTTGAATTTGAGAAGCCATTGATAGGAGATAGAGGCAAAGAAGAAGAAGCGAGAGCTAAACAGATAGATAACCTCAGCAAACTATATAATCAAGGGATTATTGACCAAAATCAATTTGCTTCTGAAGCTGGATACGAAAAACCAGCTAATCCAGAACCCCTTTTTAAGTTTCCAAATCCAGCTGATGAGGGAAACACCGAAGAGGATGAAGATAGTTCAAAAAACCCACCTAAAAAGGGCAAAAAAGAGGATGATACAGAGCCAACTAAGACTGACCCAGATAAAGAAAGCTCAGAAACTATTAAAAATGTAAAGAGTATAGCTCAGTTAGAGGTAGAATTAGGAGGAATGCTGCCAGAGTTTCCTTACGAGACTGAGAGTTGTTGTGGAGGTTCACACCAAGAGCAGTATAATAACCAAAATCAAGAGCCTTACAGCATAGGGTGGTGGTCTAATCTTTACAGCGAGGCAGTAAGAAAGCTTTACGCTAAATCCGTAAAGAAAATGACAGGTAAAATCGTTAAGAACCTATCTAACCTAACTATTGCTGCTACGGAGGAGCAGATAACTGATAATATAGTCAGCACTTTGTATAGAGAGTGGGGTATTACCTTTAACACACCGATGAGGGGTATAGTTAAAAACTTTGTTCAAAGAGCTTATACTTATTTCAGAAAAGACAAGAGCATTTTTGGTAATGCAGACATCAAGATACCAAATGGAGCATTCAATACCATAGATTTCAGAAGTCTGGACTATTACAAGAACTCAGATAGCGTTTATCTCGGTAAGTTTATCACGGATGAACAAACTAAAGCCAAGATAACTCAGTTCATTAAAGATAAGTATTTGACAAGAGAAAGATGGATAGGTAGAGATGCTGAGGGTATAGAGGAGTTCAAAAAAGAATTTGGAGAGGTATTGCAAGGTCAAGATTGGAAAATACAGCAAATTATCAACACCACTGTTAGCAACATGAGGAATACAGCTGCTGTAAACTATTTTGATGAAGCAGGGGTAGTGAAATTTGAGATTAGAGGTGTAAATGACAGGTTACAATGTAAATTCTGTTCAAATATGCAAGGTAAAGTATTTTCAGTCAAGAAAGGCTTAGATATTATTAAAGATACCATAGATACAGATGTGCAAAGTGTAGGATTTGTAAATCCGTTCCTTAATAGCAAGTTCAAAAATCCAGATGAGATTGAGAACCTCACAGGAGAGGACTTGCAAGGTTTAGGTATCAATACACCAGCATACCATCCAAATTGTAGAGATAGAATTGTTCCATTATTAGACTAACTAAAATATGAAAAAGAGAAAGTTATACAAAGGTAAATTAAGCTTCAACGCTGCAAGTGTAAGAGTAGGAGCAACAGGTGTAAATCTACCACCACCGACAAGCTATGAAGCTTACAGGCAAAGTTTTGATACACCAGCTAAGGACTATTTGCAGTGTGGACTATTCGGCAACTCAGCTGAATATTATGGTAATGTAACTGCAAATGATGCAATACCGAAACCAGAAGACTACATTAAAGTTCCATTCAGATTGCTATCCGCAACTATTGTAGGAGCAGGAACATGGAAAGCTACTGATTTCAGTAATGCACACCTATTGCAGAGTTCAAGACACATGTTAGAGGGTAAAGGGGTATACAAAGACCACGAGACCGATGTAAACAATTGGGTAGGTATCATTGAAGCTGTTAAGTGGAGCGAAGGCTACATCACAGATGATGGAGTAAAAGTTCCAGCAGGTATAGATGGTATTTTAGCCATAGACACCAAAGTAGACATAAAATTAGCAAGAGGTCTCATGGCAGGTGCTATATACTCTAACTCAGTCACAGTGGAATTTGAGTGGGCAAAGAGCCATGACTTAGAAGATAGTGACTTCTTCAACCAATTAGGTAAGATAGGAGCCGATGGCAAAATGGTCAGAAGAATAGTAACTAAGATTACTAATTTCCATGAGACATCATTAGTGTGGTTAGGAGCTGACCCGTTTGCGAAAGCCTATGCACCAGATGGTGGATTGAAGCATATAGATGTGTCTGGTATTGTGAATTTTGCAAAGTCTAAATTCGGAGAAGACAAAGCAGAATTTGGAGATGAAACTGAAGATAGAAAAACTTTTTATACCAATTCAAAAAATTTTGAAATAAATTGCGGTATAGATGAAAATGTGCTATCTTTGGCGAAAAATAAAGATAATTTTAACAAAGAGCTAATGGACAAAAAGTTAATGGCTGCATTTCTTTTAACATTTGGTAAGTCTTTCGGAATTACTAAATCAGTAGAGGAATTAACAGCAGATGAGATTATCCCTCACTTGAATAAGTTATCTTATCAAAGTGAAGAGGATAAAGCAAAGATGGCAGAATTTGCCAAATTTGAGGGTAAAGCGGCTGAGTTCTTAAAGGCAACTAATCCAGAAGTTGAGAGTGTAAATGTATCTAACTTTTTGGAAGAGCATACCTTTATTAAAACAGCTGAGATGGCTAACTTAACAGCAGATGCTAAATTAGGTCAAGAATTTAAAGAAGTATTTGAAGTTAAGGAGGGGTCTTATTCAAAAGAGCAGTTTTCAGAGCTAAAAACTAATGCGTATATGGGTATCCAAGCATTACAGAATAGCCGAGATGAAGCTATCAGATTGTATAAGATTTCAGTAGGAGAAGAGAATGTTGATGCTAAGGTATTAGAAACATACCAGAAAGCAGACATAGACACTGCGAAAGGTTTGATTAAACAATACACCAAAGGGGCTACAGGTAAGTTTACAGCTTCTTGTAAGTCTTGCGGTTCAAAAGATGTTTCTTTCCAATCAGCAGTAGTTGAGAACGAGGAGGGCGATAATAAAGGAGCTTCTGCACAAGTAGACCTAAGTGTTCAAAGTCCAAAAGACCTTTATAAAGAGATGAGTGTTTCTAAAATGTTTTAAGTAAAATCAAATCATCATTATGTATACATTAGGTAATAAAACAAAGCGTGAGATTGTAGTAACTGAGAGTTACTCAATCCATTATAAGGCGACAGCAGGAGAGGTATTAAAAGCTGGAGATGTTGTAAAGATTGATACCGCTTCTAAAAAAGTAGTGAAAGTTACAGCTGCAACTGATGAGGTATTTGGTATTGTAATTTCTGGATGCAGAGAGAAAGATACTAATGTAACTCTAAACACCCAATTCGTAGCTATTGTAGAGGGTATTGCAGATGGAGAGTTAGCTTACGGAGACAAAGTAGCCGTAACAGGTAGAGCAACTGAGGGTGGAACAAAATACAAGAAAGCAGTTACAGGTAACTTCGTTACAGGTATTGCACTTGGTAAAGCTGCAGACACGAAAGGTGTTAGAGTAGGTATTTTGAGAATGTTTAACAAAATATAAAATTGATTAAAAATGTCAAATAGTATAACATTAGAAACAGCAAGAACTGCTGATGAAAGAGCTGCTGTTGTTAAGGCTAATCTTGCAAAGGTTCAAGACCAGAAGATACCTTTATCATCAGTTGGGACTGATAAGCCTATTGGAGAGGGTCTATTGTCTGCAAACAGAATTAGAGAGACCATTCTACAAGACTTTAAAGCAACTGTTAGATTAGCAGATAGCTTAAGAACAGGTTCACAAGATAGAAAATCCATTAACTTTGACTTAGAGCATATCGCAAGACAAAGGTTCGGATTTGCAAGTGCAAATGACATGTTCCATGCATTGGGTATTGACCCATCAAGAGACACCCTGCACTCACTATCTTCAATGCCAGAATTTGAAGAGGGTTACAAATGGTTAATCCCAGAAATCGTTAGAGAAGCGATTAGATTAGGAGTGAGAAAGAACCCTATCTACTCTAACTTGATAGCTGCAGAAGAGGCGGTAACTCAGACAAAAGTTACAATGCCATCAATCAATATGTCTGATGCTATGCCAGAAGTGGTTAATGAAGCTGAGACTATCCCTGTTGGTTCTACTTCTTTCAACCAGAAAGATGTTAAACTTCACAAGGTTGGAACAGGTCTAAAAATCACTGATGAGGTTCAGAAGTATGTATCATTGAACATTCTTAACATTTACCTACAAGATGTAGGGGTTAAGTTATCTTCTGGATTAGATGCATTGGCAATAGACACCCTAATCAACGGAGATGCTAAGGATGGTTCATTCTCAGCACCGACAATCGGAGTAGTAGACCCTACTAAGGGTATCCAATACGAAGATATGCTTTATGCATGGTTGAGAATGGGTAGATTAGGTAGATTGCCATCTGGAATGCTATCTAACGAACAAGCTGCATTGAAAATATTGCAGTTCCCAGAATTCAAAGGTGCAAACTATGCGAACAAGATAGTAGACATCAATGTTAAAACTCCGATACCACAAACTCAAGACTTCTATGTTCACGGAGCAATGCCGAACAAGCAGATACTTGGTCTAATTGACAGAACAGCTGCATTGATTAAGTTGAATGCTGAGGGTCTTAAAGTGGAGAGTGAAAGAATTGCAGAAAGACAAATTACAGGAACTTATGTAACTACAACTACAGGTTTCGCTAAGATGTTCAGAGATGCATTCTTGTTAATTGATGCGACACTTAATAGAACTTCAAATGGTTTCCCAACTTGGATGGACATTGATGCTGCAGAAAGTGTAATTATTAAATAATACCGAGATATGAGCAAAGTATATGTAAAACTAAGAGATAGAGGAACTATCTTTCATGACTCTTCTCAATCTATTGCAGTATCGGGAGATGCAATCGTTGCAGTAGAAAAAGAGGGTAGAGTGGAAGATGCTATAAATGCAGGTATCTTACAGATAGTTCCAGATAAAGAGGCTGAGGTTCTTCTGGCAAAAACAGCGGAGGAGAAAGCCAAAGCTATTGCAAATTCTTCATCTAACTCAGATGCAGTGGTAGCAGAGCTATCTGCTAAATACGCAGAATTAACTGAGCAACATGAAGAAGAGGTAAGAGCCTTAAAAGGGCAGGTTGAGAGCCTTGAAAAGGAGGTTCAAGAGAAAGACCAGACCATTAAGGAGTTAGCTGAAAAAGTTGCAGCTTTTGCTACTGAAACACCATCAGAAAGTGCAGGGGCGGAAGAGGAAGCTGAAAATGCAGAAGCAGATGTAAACGAAGATGCGGATGCAGAAGAAGCTACCGATGGAGAGCCAAAACCTGCTAAGGCTGCGGCTAAGAAATAGACCTTACTCGTCTTATTATACCTTGACAAAGCCTTACGAATAATAGTAGTAAGGCTTTGTTTTTAATAAAAATAAAACATAATGGGAGATACAGAAACAATACACAAGGTTAAGCATACCATCACGGATATGGTATTTATGAGGCTGCCCTTTCTCGCCATCACAGATAACAATAAGGAGCTGATAAGCATGTTCATTGTTGATGTGTTTTTTGAGTTAGATGTATGCTTTAGAAAGGGTTTATTAAATGCTGACCCCGCTTTAGAGGAAATTAACGAGGAAAACTACAATTTTGTCCAGAAATCCATTATCGCAGACATAGTATGCTGCTATATCATTCTGATTAAGATGATGGGTAATATAGGAGGTGTAGCAGATAGAACAGGCGGAAATGCCAATATAGAGCCTCAGAAGTTCTTGAAAAGAGCAGAAGCAGGTTCGGTAACTGTTGAGTGGGAGCAATTTGACCTTAATAAGGCTTCATTAGCTATGAGTGGAGAAAAGCTATTAGACAGGTATAAAAAGAACGCAATCCGAAAGGCTTTAACATTAGGATGTATCATTGACATTTGTGATGATTGTTCTTTACAAGCCAAACTACAGATAGAGGGCAACATTATGCCGTTCAAAGTGGTTAGTTTTGACAACGATTGCGGATGTGGTAAGGGAATACCAGAAAGAGGGTAAAATAATTCATAAAACACGCTAAAACATGTTTAAATTATTATCAGAAGCTGAGGATAGAGAGATTAGGAATAACATACAGATGTTGGCTGATACATTTTTTGACACTCCTATACTTTATAAGCTTCATACAGAAACCATGAGTATCTACAATGAGGACAATGAAGCTCAGAAGTTTGAAGAGTATGAGCTGAAAGCCTTAGCTGAATACGGAGGAGATGAAAATAGTGAGAAGCTTCAAGGTAGTAGAGACTTTGATAGAGTTAAATTGACATTAAATTTAGAGGATTTAGAGCGTAAAGGCTTAATCAATCCAGATTTCACTCACAGGTTTCAAGCTGAGAAAGACTATTTCACATGCAAGGGTAAGCAGTATAAAGTAACAGATGTTCACTACGATGCACCACTATCCAGAAAAGATGTATTGATTATAATTGAGGGTAGAGTATCAGAAAGACCTTTATAAATAGATAAATATGGGAAATTGGGGGGAAATACGAATGGTAGGAGATTGGCAGAAAGTAGCTTTACTCATACAGAATATGGCTACGGAGATGGAGAAAGCCAAAATAACCTCACTTCAGAGATTTGGATTGAAGATGGAGGAGGTAGTCCTTAATCATATATCCATGCAGGATATGGGTTGGAAGCCATTAGACCCAAAATACATAGAAAGTAAGGTTAGAAAAGGACTTTCAGATAACATATTAGTAGCGACAAGCGACTATTTCAACGCAATACAAAGTTGGGTAGACAAAGATAGCCAGACTGCCTATATCGGAGTAAAAAAGGGTAAAATAGACAAGAATGGTAATGAGATTGGGGATATAGCACAAGTGCATGAGTATGGCTCTATGAGTGGTAAAATACCTAAAAGACCGCTTTGGGAACCATCTTTTAAGGATGTTAAAGAGTGGTATTTTAAATCAGACCATACCCCAGATAAAATATTCATCAAAGAAATCCAGAAATACTTATGAAAGGTATAACATTAGAGCAGGTAGATAGAAGTCTTTATAACCATTTAAGGATAGGTCTTTCAATAGCAGGTCTTCTGCCACGAATAGAGGACTATTTAAGCACGAATGACAACGAGGGCTACCAATTAGCCAGAAAACTAATAAAAGAGGCGGAAAAGACTACAAATAAGCCTTTGGTAGACCTTTTTGGAGTAGGAACAGGAGAAACGAGAGAAGATGAAGCTGAAAATACGAAAGTAGTTCTAAACCGCTCAAGTATAGATTTAGGTAGTGTAGGAGGTTTATTTACAACATACCATGAGGAGCAAGGTAGTAAGTTTACAAGGGTAAAAAATCCAGATAACACCTTTGACATTAGGTATGAGGTAAGAGTAATAACCAAGAAAACGGCTTACGAAAGGCTTATTTTGTCCCTAATTTTCTCAATATTTGGGACAACGAGATACCTACCTGTGTATAGTGACTACCAGAACACCACCGATGAGTTTATATTGGTAAATTTTGATAGTTTAGTGGATGTAAGTGCGGAGATAGACACCATTGAGAGGTTATTTAGATTTTCGGTAAGAGATGTAAGGATGCTACCAGAAGAATTGCTGCAAGGTGTTGAGGTTAGAGGTAATGTAGGTAACATGATTGAACAGACTAACATAGTGCCTTTAACATCTATTCACTATAAAGCTAATTTGTATGATGATAGCGAGGATTTTGTCATAAAATCCTAAAATTTATTCGTAATATTGTAAAATA